TTCCCTTTATCGGGGCTAGTATCCAAATCCCAACGATAAGAAAAATTCCTATTCATATCTACAGCGTTTTCATTGACCCTCAAATTATTCTGCAATCCAAACGGGTTACAAGCTGGCATTAAAACAATATCATAATTACGACGGATATAATTATCTTGATCTGTTCTGCCGTCTAAAATATCTTTCATACACTGATATAATGCCCAAATATTAACCTTTTCATTCCCATGTTGCCCGGAAGTTATCATAAGCAGGGGCCTACTTCCGTTCTGCTGGAAATAATCATCTAATCTATGGTTGCCTGTGGTTGTCGATATTGGCACATCATAGCGTGTTTCTGCTTCAAAATAGTACCATTTTAGCGGGGTTCCATCATCCAAATATCCCCATATATAACTATGTCTGGTTTGATGTTTCTGTTCTACAAGTTCGTCATACCACGAATAAATATGATGCGCGTCTATAGCCTCATATAATAAGGTTATTTCTTCCGGGTCGCGCGAACCTTCTAAAGACATATCCATGATATACGGGACTAAATCCGAATCCCTTTTAGCATGTGCGGAACTTGTCAAATAAGGACTAGCGATATTTTTATAGTTGAAAAGTAACCTATTTATAATATCCTCTAATATACCCTTGTCTACCATTTCGTAAAGTATATTATATACTTCGTCGTATACATCAAGATTATTAAACCACTCGTAAATTTTTTCTAATGCTACATTGTAATAATCAGCAAATTCCTGCAACAATTTTTTAAGCTCATTTGTATCGTTTGTTAATTGGTTAATTATCCAGTGGATTTTATCTAACCTTTCAAGATAGCTTAAAGAATCATCAAAAACTGTTGGCAAAACTTTTTGACTCCAAGCAAAGAAATTACGCCTAAAATTAGGGAATGTAACTTCCGGGGGCTCAGGAAACTTTGTTTTTACTGCCATTATTTAACCCTCCCTTTAGTAAACCATTAGAAATAATTGTTCTAATTCGTCTATGATTTCCTCTGTAACATTTATAATAGATTCGCGATATTCAATTAAAAGACTTGTAAATGATTGACCAAAATTACCATATCTTTTTAAATCATTTTTACGATTTCTTAAAAGATCATCAATCATTTGGGCCTTAGTTTCTGAATCGCTTTTAAATGTAGTATCTTGATTAGCTGTAGCGGCTGTATTTCCTTCACTTTCTGTATAATCTTCTCCGTATACGCTGGGGCTAGATACTGTATGCTGGGGTAAATCAGAATTCAAAACTTTATTATTATAATTTGAATTATTTTGGTCTGCCGTATTACCCGCGCTGTTAAAATCGTTTCTTTGCTCTTGATTATTAACCTGATTTTGAGCAATGTTTTCTATGATGTCCTCAAAACCCTCTGTATTCCACATCCAATTATATTCTTTACTTTGGGTTTCGTAACGTCGTATATATCTAGGCATGATTCTATATAGTGTAGCTTTCAGATTAAACTTAAATTGTTCTGTAGTTTCTGCTCCTATTTCTCTTTGATAATAACGCTCTACAAATCTACGCTCAAAAAACTCTTTTGAATCTGTGGTTATTTTAGGAATCCAAAAAGGATAATCAAAATTGAATAGTGTTTTTATGCCTATATCAATTTTTTCATCGTTAGTTAATTCCCACTTTCTATCTTGTGTAGGCTGTTCGATAATATAGCGTAATTGTGTTGTAAATGTTGACATTTATCGCCACCCCCTAGAATTATTGTTCTCTACTTCGTCCGCTTCTGCTGTATCACTGTCATTAGGTTTAATTGTAGACGCTATTAAATCAGGAGTATTTACATTTGTTATTAAATCGCTTCTGAATTTAACCTCAATATTTAAGCCGAACATTTTATTAATTTGTTCTGCCGCTATTTGACGTTCTACAAGAAATGTATTTCTTCCGCTTTCTACCGTTCCAGAGTTAGCATTAACTTCTGAACTAACTAATCTTTCTTTCTTGTCACTATTCGCATTTTCTACCCCTAAAAATGACATGATTTCGTTCCATTCATTATTAAACTCTATTCTAAGCTTATCACCAACAAAGGGAACCCTAATGTCAAAATCTTTCATGGCCTCAATATCTAAATTTTTGTTAGCGAATATTACAGGCTCATTTCCTTGTACTTTCATAGCAAAATTAACCGCACTTAGTTTTTGTATATCATTTGTTAATATTACAAGTGGAGTTTTTTGTCCCTCCATATTAACATCTATAGCTCTTTTGATTCTGTATAATCTTAATGCGGCCTGTCTGACTGTTGACTCTGAGGGGGTTCTAAGACGGTTATTAAAAACCATAACACTATCTTTTTTTGTTAACATTTTTTGATATCCGTTAATTCCTCTAGCCGTCCTAATAATAGGGTTTCCATATACGTCCAAACGGCCTCCCACTGTACCACCTAAAGTTAAATAACCTATAAATTCATCTTTAAAAAATATACATTGTCCAATCTCAAAAAGTTGTTTCTCTAAAAATCTTTCGTCTGCTGTGTCTGGCAATCCTGCCCATTCATAGCATGATAAAGCTATTTCTTTTATTCTGTTATAATAATCGTCGAAAGTTTTGTTATTTAATATAGCGGATTCCCAACCGTCTTTATTACGAACAGACATTTGCATTATTTACCCCTCCTTTATGGTTGATTGCTTAAATCGTAGCGACCAACGTTGGCGGGGTTATGCCAAAATGTTACCCCACTATCAAAAATAGACTTTATTTTAGCTAAATCGTCAAAACTGATATTTCCTGTTATGTTGGCCTGTTGAGTTTTTACATAGTTAAATACGGGTCTACCTGTGATATTAGGTGTTTTAACTCTGTTGGTCTGATATCCGTAACGAGTAAAATAATCATCTAATATTCTAGCGTATTCTTCTGTTATGTGTTTATTAACAAAGTAAAAATTCTTTGCTAAATTGGCTACCATTGTACTATTGCCTTGATGTCCCTTGGTTTGTGGAGGCTGTGCCGCCGCAACAACAACGGAGTTAATAGAGTTTGCCAAACCTAACGCGCCGCCAAAGGCAACCATAGCATTACCAGAAGCCGCACCGCCAATAATCGCCGCCGTACTGCCTAAAGCGGACAATGCGGTAGCAGTACCTTTTTGAGCAAGCCACGCGCGGAAGGTATCTATAGCATACGCACATTGAGGAAACCCCTTCATAGTTAATTTTTCGTCCCAATTTACAGACGAACCATTATAACCAATTGGGGCTAATATTATCTCAGGGTCGGGAGACATTCCGCAATCAAGGAAAAAACCACATGTAGAATTAGAGTCGAAATATTCATAGCGATAAATAGCCGAACCGCCGCCACCGTCATGGGTATAAAGAAAATTATATGGATAACAAAGTAGCTTTTTATTTCGCGGCCTATAGGCCCCTATATATTCCTTTTCTAACGTTGCGTCACTTCTCACACGCGCCGAAACTGATATACTTTGAGTCTCTACAAATGCGCTAGGCATTTGGATGACCGCTATAATATTATCGCCTTGACCCGCGTTTTCTATCATTCTTAAAGCTGTATCTATATTGGTTAACGAATTTTCAAAGCCTGTTAAGTTATTAAAATTCATTTCTATTCCCACATACCCGGCCCCCGTAAACAGACCGCCAATATACCCGGAATTGTTAAATATAAACATGTCATGTAAATAATCAGGAGGGGCAACGATACAAATAACTATACTATATTGTGCAAAATGCTCTGTCTTTTCTGGAACTTCAGAAATATAATCCCCTATATCAAAAGGTTCATATACAAGATTATCCCCTATGTTATCAGTGTTTGAGTGTTCACGCTCAACCAAACAACGGTTTATATTCATATCAAAAAACCATGTCTGCATTACATCTATTTCAAAAACGATATGACTAGACGCGACAGATGCATAATTAATATCTTTAATAAAAGCAAAGAACCATTTTCCATTAAAAGCATTAGACCGAAAAACTACATAATTACAATCATACAATTCGTTAGCATTATACGGAACTCGAATAGTATTTTTAAGTTTTATTTCCCCGTGGTCGTTTTCCGTAATTTTTGCCCGTCCTGCAAAATAATTTATCTGATTTTGTACGCTTGTAAATCTTAGTGTGTCTGTGTAGGTTGAATCTAAAGGAACACCACGGCAGATATAAAGTGTAGTCAGGGGCGAAATAGCATTTATATTCATTTTTATTATCGCCCCTTTCTACTCTTATATAATGATTAAGTTAATGTTACTGTGATATCATCGAATTTTGAGTTATCAAAAATTGATGTAGCTGTAATAGATAGGCTTGTAGCCGTTTCCATTGGGCTAATTCTTAATGTGCCGTCTGATAGTAAAATAGTCCCCGATTTTTCGGCCCCGTCAAGCTCCCAAATAACGCCCTTGTTAGCAAAACCAGCATTAACAACGAGGGCAGAAAAGCGCAATTCTGAACCTTTAGGAGTTGATGGAGTTCCACCGGGAGTAATTTGAACACTTGTAATAGAGGGAGTTGTATTGGCGAAGATTGTAGCATTTGAAAAAGGGCTAGCGCTGTAAATTTGCCATGTGTGAAACCAGTAATTCCAATAGGTTCCCTCCCCGTTATACTTGTTTGTAAATTCTTGCTTGTTGTCAAAAATCATGAAAAAGTTATCATCTACCATAATCGCGCGGATTTTGTCAAGCTCCGCAAGTTCGGCAGAAGTAAACGGAGTATAAGACGGGTCATCGTCGAAAATTTGAGCAAGTCTTTTATTATCGGTTTCGCTCCATGAATCTACCGTTACCCGTTTTCCAAGGAATGCGCGATATTCAAGATTGAAAGCACTAGCTAAGGAATTAACGTCCACAGTAGCATTTGTATCTGTGTCTAAAATAATGTTTTGATTTGGTTTTTTAGAATAGGCTTTAACTCCGTTCCAATTATACCTATCGCTTTTAAACTCCCATTTATCCGACACACCACGAATGATAGTAACAATTTGGTTAGAATTTGCCGCATTTAATTGGGGTATCTCTACACAATGGATAAAACCATCTAGAGCCAATCTACACAACAAATATTTAGATACTAAAAATTCGTCGTATTCTGCACCATCATAAAGACTTTCCACAATTTTAGCCGTCAAATCTGACACGCCAGACCACGACAAAAATGCCTGTCTTAAATCGGATTCTTGAACAGTGGTTTTGTAAAACTTTTTTGAATTGAGAGAATGGAAAGCCGCGCGAACGTCTGGTAATTCTCTTTTATACTGTCTATCTTCCGATTCTTCCGGGTTGTATAAATGAGGCTTAGCCATTTCTACAAAAATTTCTTCGATTGTTTCACCCATTTCTAAAAGGCCCTTTTTGAAGGGTTTCCAAGGGTTAGACCACATTTTATTAATGATAATCACGCGCCCAATACGGTTAAAAAGTGACCCTAAAAACATGTTGCGGTATGTGTCATTAGTCATGATAACGTCACCCAAAGAGTGCAAGCCAGCCATTAAGGAAGTAGTATTTCCTCCTGTAAAAATTGGAACACGTCCAAATGGAGCCGCCGCCAATAACTCACCCTGTAGAGGGGAATTATCCGGGGCTATTTCGTTAAGCACTGGATTAATAAGCATATCGGGGCTTGTTGTAGCAAGGGCCAAATTTCCGCTGACCTGTGGTATTCTAGGCATTACTTAATCCTCCTTTTCATTCTTTTTAAATAGATCGTCAAATGTTTGTTTAGTGCCGTCTGTGACTTGCTCTATTTCTGGTTCGGTCAATTGAGTTCCAGGAGTTGGATTGTCGGACATGATACCAAAAAAGCGTTCATTGTAAGCCTTGCGAATTGCTGTATTATCCTGAGTAATTCTATCTAGGTCACCCTGTAGGGCTACCAAGCGTTCTTCATATTCTATAGGCCCTAAACCGTCAATATCCCAAGAGCTAGAATAATCGTATTCGTCCAATTCCTCAGATATTACCACTTCGCCAAACCTGCCTAAATAATCCCTTGATTCTGTAAAGTCACCTTGTAACCTTGTTATGATGTCCGCTATTTCGTCGGGATTAGTGGCGGAACTCATAATCTGTTGCATAATTTCCCCGTGTCGTTTCGCTGTCAATAAGGGCATTTTTAAACCTCCTTCTTTTTACGTGTGTTCCACGTGGAACATTTTTGACTCAGTTTTAAGGGTATACTTTTTGGCCTTTGTCATCAAAGACATTAAACGGGTATGTTACAATGGTAACCTTATTTTGATCTACTACAGCCTTCGCATTATCTAGGCTCTTATAGGCCCCTAATTGGCTTTTAGGGTCATCCCATGACTTTCTCACCCTATACATATTGTCAGTAATATTTACAACGTTATTAGGTTTATTTTCAGGGATTCCCATAGCTGTAAATACTGCTTTAATGCCTTTTAAGGGGTCATTTTTGATACGGGGAACATCTGTATTATTAGGAGCGTCTACAAATCCCCATTCAATAATATATGCCCTCATCTGTGTTTGATTTAGGAATCCTAAATTATCACGAGGTTTGGCCCCTCTATCTTTAAGCCCGTAAGCGTTAGCAATTGCGGCAGACATTTGCGCGGCCTGTACTCCTGCCGCTTTATTAGAGCTATGATATAAAACCTCTACCCCTGTTCCTCCTGCCGCATTAAAATGATTTTGAATAGCAACGTCAACCTTATTACTATTAGCAATTGCGGCGGGTTCATTAATATTATAGGGATAACCTTTTTCGACGGTTAAATTAACCATAGTTACGCCCCGTTCCCTGCCTACCTCAATCATAACAGCATTCATCATACGATTTAAAACAGCTTCTGTATTACCTTGACTAAGCGCGCCGGGGTCGTTGCCCCCGTGTCCTGCCCCTGCACCTAACTTCATTTTTAGCCATCCCCTTTGTCACTCAATTGGGAACCCACTTGATGAACTCCCGTAGCCGCAAAACCTGAACTAATGCCCACAGCGACACACATAAAAGGGTCACCGCCGCCAGAAACGGAAGGAATAAGGTCAGGCATAAGAAAAAACATTAATAGCCCTAAACAACCGCCAGCAAGACCACATATAGCGGGTATATACTTGTTAGGGATTGGTGAAAACTTTGTAATTACACCAAATAGAAAGCATATGATAACAATCGACGGAATAGAAATAGCCTGAAAATCCCCCATTTTTGTTACCTCCTTTTAATACAGTCATGTTTCATTTGCTGGATTGCCAATGTGTTTTGATTCAAAGAATCAATAAGGGCTAAAACCTCTAATTTATGGTCTTCCTGAACCTTTTTAAATGCACTATCTTGGGATTTAACCCAAAATATTAGCATTACACACATAGCCACAGGAAACCCAAAATCTTTCAATATCGTTAAAATGTCCATTTCCTTCACTCTCCCAATCTTATCTATTTTTGAGGTAGAATATAAACGGCATTTTCTTCCTTCTTATAAGAACGTTTCCGGGGTCACCCGGATAATCTGGATCGTCGGGGTCAATGGCCCCTGTTAATGCTAAAACCGGGTTTATCCAGTCCCGTCCTGCTGGCTGAACTTCAAAATGTAAATGATCACCAAATGAATTACCTGTATTCCCTACATATCCTATCACTTGCCCCTGTGTTACAAAACCGTTTGAAATTGGTGGCGGGGCTATCATGTGAAAATAGCGGCTGTATACATTATGAGGCGAACCATGATAAATTGAAACATAATTACCTGCCCCTCCTGATTGCCAGCCTACTGTAGCCGTTCCGTCTTGTACTGCGTGAATTGGTCTATTTCTGTTGCCTATCTTAGTTTGTAGGCCTGTTAAATAGTATGCTATATCTATTCCGTTATGTGCGGGCCTTGAAGCACTACGAAAAGGAGAAGAGATACAGCCCCAAGGAACCGCCCCAAAATCTCCGGGCCTATCCCAGCTTGATATTAAAAGGTTGATATCTGCAAGGGGTAAAACAAAACCATACAATCTAGACCCTCCCTGCCTACTATTATATAGGAAGGAATTATTTTTGTCAATAGATTTTTGTAAAAATATGTAAAACTATGGTAGAAATGACAGACAAATGTCTGCATAAATTACTTTAAATTCTTTTTCAAAATGCCCCAGAAACACTTGATAAAATGACAAGCCTAGTTTATAATAAAAGAGTCAAGAGTTTGAAGCCTTTTCACTTGACAAATAAGGTAGATTTAGCAGAATAAATTTTAGGAGGTTTTGAAATGGGTAAAATGATTCGTAGAACTCTGAGTGATTCCATTATTCACGCTTCAAAGGTTGACTATAAAAATGGAAAGGTTGTAACGGAAGATTTACCAGCATTTACAGTAATTAACACGCTGGTAACAGATGACAAGGCCTTGAAACTGGTTCAAAATCAGTATGGCAAAAAAGCGCAATATGTCATTAAGGACATAGAAATAATTGAGCGGTGCTATGAAATCAGTGTAGAGGATTTTGTTGCTAATGCTCAATTGGTTGTAGACATTCCTACAGATGATCAATTAGCACAAATTGAGGGGCTTATTGATAGCCCAGAAAAATTAGCGGTTTAAATGAATTGAATTAGGGCGGTTTGAAAAGGCTAAAATTTTAATTAAAATGGAGGAATTCAAATGTCAGTTAACACATTGCAAACCACAGTTCAGGCAGACGAAGAAAGGGGCATGTTAGCCTTATTGAGCGAAGAGGACAAAACAGTTATGTACTGCTCTATGATAGCAGAAACAGACGAGCAAAGAAAATCTCTTTTCAAGGCCATGAATAACCCCGAACACAGGTTAGCGGATTTTATTAACAAAAAAATAGAAGTCGTTGACATCTTTGCGGAAGTGGTTCAGTGTATCAACGAAGAAACAGGAGAGATTACAAGCGCACCAAGAATTGTATTGATTGATAAGAAAGGCGTAGGGTATCAATGTGTATCTAAAGGGGTTTTATCAGCTATTAAAAAGCTGTTTACAATCTATGGCGCTCCCACATGGAAAACTCCTGTAGCACTTGAAGTTAAGCAACTAAAGAAAGGTGTTAGAAACATTCTCACATTTGATGTAGCTTAACAAAACTAAATGAGCGGACGGGGTCGCTTTCTTCCCCGTCCGTTTCTTCAATTATAAAAAGAAAGAAGGTTTTAAAATGTCTATCAAATCAAGATCAAACGTTTATAGAATCCTGTCAGAATCCCCCTTCACTCACGAGGAAGAAAATATTAAATTCTTTTTCGCTTCACAAAATCACCTTGACAGTTTTACAGAAAAGAAGGAGGAAAATAGAAACTCTATAAACGGCTCATTATCTAATCGCTTTAAAATGGCTATTTCTCTAAACGTATTAGCAGATATTACACTGTATTCTAAAATTGAAACAAGAGGATTTTATTTAGAAATAGGAGGGGTCAGCATTTCATGGCTAGACAAGGTAATATTAGATGGAATTCGAGAGATAAAGAAAGTATGACTAATTTAGTCAAGCAATTTAATAAAAAGGTTCGCGATATATCTAAAAATGAACCAGATATAGCGGATTATTTACCAAAGCAAATTACAAGCCGTTCATTAAAACAACAAATTAAGTCAAGAGCAGATTTTAATCGAGTTATTAAGGAGCATTCTAAATTCCTTGAATCAGGGGCTGAAAAAATTGTACAGAACCCAAAGGGCGTTACCGTTACACAATGGGAAGAAGAAAAGTTAGGTAGGCAAGTTGGGGAAATTAACAAACAGCGAAAAGCGGAAAGAAAACGCGCTAAAGTTTCAGCAGAAAAAGGAACGCTAACGGCTGTAGAGCGTCAAAATATCGCTGACAAGAAATATAATTTTGCGGATATTTCTAGCCCTAAAGCATGGGATAAGTATGTAGAAAGCGTAGAAAAACAAATACGCTCTGACTACTTTCCCAACAAGGCCGCACAATATAAAAAAGATTATTTACGCTCAATAAGAAGAAATTTAGGGTATTCTAAAAAAGCTAATGAATTATACAAGCTGGTTCAAGGGCTAGATGCTCAAATGATGTATGATTCATATTATGATGATCCTGTTTTGCAGATAAATTACACGAGTGAGCCGCTTGACGCTATTGTAATAGCTGAGACAGCTTTAGAAAACTGGCAAACACATTTAACAAATATGGGAGGTAGCTCAAATGGAGCAGCCTAAAATAGGCTATTTTGAAGAGGAATTAGAAACAGATGAAATTTTAGAAATAGATTTAGAAGAATTTGAAGCGTTCCTAGAGGATGAATTTTTGTTTCTCATGGACGGGGGTCAACCAATGCGGTACATGGTAGACTTTGAGACAACGACAAAGGAGCAAGCGTTAGAAGAAGGAAGGACGAGAGTCTGGGCAGTAGGGATAACAGAGATAGAAAGCAAATTTAAGTTCACCTATGGGAATGAAATAGAATTCTTTTTTAATTTTGCTAAATGGAATGGAGGAAAATATTACATTCATAATTTAAAATTTGATGGGGAATTTATTATTCATTGGCTATTGAATAATGGTTTTACTGTATGCAAAAACAAGCGCGAAATAGAGGAAGGGCAATTCACTACACTTATTAGCAAGCAAGGACAATTTTACACAATGTCTATCATGTTTGAAAATGGGGTAATGATTGACATTATAGACTCATTAAAAATCTTTACTTTTTCAGTGGATAGAATTGCAAAGAGTTTTAATCTACCTATAAGCAAGCTAGAATTAGATTATGATACTTTTCGTCCAATTGGGCACGAATTGACAAAGACGGAATTAGAATACCTTAAAAATGATTGTGAAATAGTGGCTAGAGCTTTGTATATCATGTTTAGCGAATTTGCGGAAATTAAAAATGTGGGCAAAATTAAGTTTGGTTTTGGGCGTAAAATAACGCAGGGTTCAATGAGTCTGCTAGATTATAAGCGCATTTTAGGGAAGAAAAATTTTGATAAATGGTTTCCTATTCTGCAATGTGATAGAGAAATTAGGCAAAGTTACAAAGGAGGTTTTACTTATGTAAATGAAAGATTTCAGGGGGAAGACGTGGGGGAGGGGATAGTTTTAGATGTTAATTCACTATACCCTTATGTTATGGGCTCTAAACCCCTGCCATATGGAGAACCTAAATATTTCTCTGGAAAATATGAGGAAGATAAAGTATATAATCTATATGTGCAGATGTTTACATGTCATTTTGAACTAAAGCCAGGTTATATTCCTATGATTCAGGTTAAAGGAAAATTTAGCCCATTTATGCAGAATGAATATGTTAAGGATTCGGAAGGGCATGATATAACGTTCTGTTTAACAAACGTAGATTTAGAGCTATTTCTAGAACATTATGATGTTTATAATGTAGAGTGGCAAGGAGGATATAAATTTAAGTCAAGCAAAAAACTGTTTCATGATTATATTCACAAATGGAATACAATAAAAGTAGAATCCGCTAAAGATGGTAA